TCAATGGGAAAAAGTGATAATATAAAGAATATCGCTAGTGAATTGTTTTAAACCGCTTATATAGCGTATTTTTTATTGTGTTGTGTAATATGTGGTTGTAAAATATTCTATTTAAAATGTGTAAAAAGTAAGTATTAAATAGTACTTTTGTTCAGACATTTTTCAGACATTTTCAAATGGAAATAGAAATTAAACTAGATAGGAGTAAGTTAAGAAAAAAAGGACATCCAATTATCATTAGTATTTTTGTGAGTAAAAATGATAGGCAATACCCTGTAACAGGGTACTATTCTATGCCTGAAGATTGGAACGATCAGAAAAGCATTCCAAAAAGTTCACATCCGTTATATTATGGATTAATGGAATTCATTCATAAAACTAATATTAAAATAAATAAAATCCTTGAGAGGAGAACTATAATGTCTTCTGAGGAGATAAAGAATTTCATATTAAATGATAATCCAGACTCATTGGTTAAATTCTGGGAAAAATATATTGATGAAATAAGAAATAACGGAAGTAAAGGAAATGCAAAGGCTTATGAAGATAGATTAAAGGCTTTGACATCATTTAGGCAAGATGTTATTTTCAAAGAAATTACTTATGATTTTTTAGTAAGGTATAAAGAATTTCATTTTTCAAAAAAAACTAAAACAGGTAAAAGGCGAGTTTCAAACAATACGATGTCATTATATTTAAAAACAATGAAATCAGTAATGAAAGAAGCTAAAAAAAGACGTCTTTATGTGCCTGAAGATTCTTACGATCCTTTTGATGGCGTTTACCCCAAATCAACACCTACAATAGATAAATATCTTTCTATTAATGAAATGAGAACTATTGTAAAATTTGATTATAAGCATAAGTTTTATGACTTCTTTATTCTTTGTTTTTTGCTTGGTGGAATCGATTATATTGATCTGAAAAATTTAACCTATAATCATGTAAAAAATGGGAGAATAGTTTTTGAGAGGTTTAAAGGTGGAACACACGAAGTAATCAATAATTACATATTTCCCCATGCCTGGGTGATTTTAGAGAAATATAAAGATGAAACTGGCTACTTGGTTCCAATTCATCATCTGGAAAAAGAAAGATTTCAATTTAGAGACTGCTATATGCACAAAATAAGAAGATGGGTTAAAAGCATAGGGATTGATTCTTACGTTTCTACAAAAACACCACGATATACATTTATTAATATTGGTAAGCAGCTATTATTAAGCCGTGATGTTATTATGGAGTTAACAGGACATTCACATGGTGATGTACACTCCATATATGAGGGTAAATATCCTGATCATGTAAAAGATGAGGTTCACAGGAAAATAATTGATTCCGTATTTCCAGATTGGATGAATGAAATTAAGTGATTTAAAACCTAACAAAATTGTTGATAAAAAATATTTTTACACATTGTTTTGTAATTTTCGTTTTCGTAACTTTACTATTGTCGATACTTCATATCCTAATAATAAGTTACTTTTAAAACAATATAAAAAAGCCACTTTAAGGGTTACACTGCTAATGTATGATGTATCGACACCCCTTATTGTGGCTTTTAATTTAAAAACTATTTGTATGACGAATTTAATGAAAAATTTTGAAATCAATGCCACGCATGAAGCTAAATTTAATTTGGGAACATCTGAAATTGAATGTTACATTCTTAGCGATGGCACCCGTGTAATTTCTCAAAACGGTGTATTGCGTGCTTTTGGACGAAAAAAAAGAGGAGTAAGAAGGATTTCAGACAGTGGTATCAAAGTGCCATCTTTTATGGATGCAAAAAACCTTGAATCCTTTATTGATGGGGATTTGAGTAATGCTATCAACCCAATTGAATTTAAGAATAAAAATGGCAATACGATCTATGGATATAGAGCTGAAATTGTCCCTCTTGTTTGTGAATTGTATTTAAAAGCAAGAGATCATGGTGGTGTTTTAACTAAGTCACAGCTTGTTGTTGCAAAAACAGCTGAGATATTGATTAGGTCCTTCGCGAAAGTTGGGTTAATTGCCTTAATTGACGAGGCAACAGGTTACCAATACGATCGAGAAAAAGATGCCTTGCAAGTAATATTAAAAGCTTACGTTAATGAGGAACTACTAAAATGGCAAAAAATGTTTCCAGATACTTTTTATTTTGAGATATTTAGGTTAAATAGATGGGATTATACTGTTAATGGAATAAATAAACGTCCAGGAGTTATTGGTAAGTGGACTAATGAATTAATATACCAACAGCTTCCAAAAGGTGTTCTAGAAGAACTAAAGAAAGTTACACCAAGAAGTGAAGAAGGGAACTATACTGCAAGATTCTTTCAAAGCCTGACTCCTAATATGGGGCATCCATCATTAACTGCTCAAATATATAAGGTTATTGGAATTATGAACATTTCTAATAATTGGGATGAATTCAAGTCTTTATTTAATAAAATGGTTGATAGAAATAATGGACAAATGGAAATTGACTTTGATGTTGATCCTGCTGCTTAATCCGTATGTTATTAAACCAAAAATTATCTGCATAAAAAAGGCCCCGTTTGGGGCTTTATTATTTAAAAAGTACTTTACTGAACTAATATAGTTATTGTTTTAGGCTTACTGCTACTTGTTAGTAAAACTAACGCATATATTATGAGCCAAAATCCGGCAGTAATTACTGACAAAACAATATGTAGACCGTGATTGATTTTACTTCTTTTCTCCATAACACACATTCTTGTTTCATCATTCTTATCAACAATCGTATAGCCTTTAGCCACCATTTTTGAAACTTCAGTGTTGAATTTTTTCAGTTTTTCGTAGTCTTGTATCATATGTATTTATTTTTTCATGATTAATATTTATTACAAATATATAAAATCAAAATTATTTGATAATTAAATGAAGTAATAGAATAAAAAATAACACGTCAAGTTTTGACGCAGTCCATTTATAATATTGATTTATCAAATATTCATATATAATTAAATGTAATTAAGAATAGTTTTAAATTATACATTTATTTGTATATCTTATTGAAGTGAATAATAAATATGTTAATTTTATAACACTAATAATCAATATCATGGGCACAAATTATAATGACAAAAAAGAGCTCGTAAAACTGCTCACTGATGTGAACTGCGAGATGTATAAGAATAATAAAATAGACAAAATCGAATATAAAAAGAATACAAAAATTCTTATAAAGACTATTCAAGGAAGACTTATGTTGTCAGAAAAGCAAATAGCACTCGTAGGAATGACAGTGCAGCATAAATTATGCGTAACGAAATTAAGGCTTTGCATCTCCATGCTTCAGATCAACTTTAATTGATTCAGCCTTTAGTATTTCCTTTTCTATCTTACTCTTAGTTTTAGCAATGCTTTTTTCCTTATCCTGTTCTTTTTCATTGATTAACTTTTTGATTTCGTCTTCCATGCTTGATATTTTTACAACGCATGTATTTAAAAGATAATAAAGTTTATCGAGTTTCTTATCTATTGTGAGGTTCTGGAACGGGTCCTCATTTTTTTTTATCTCTTGAAAATCCTTTGGTTCTTTGAAGTAATCACTGAATACATATTGTATGTATTCTATTTTATCAACTGGTATTTCTTTATTCCTATACTCCCACAAATCAAGTGTATCTTTTGATATTTCAAGCTTTTCAGCAAAAGATTTCCTATTTAAGTTATACCTGTTTCTAATTTTTTTCAATTCTTCTATATTCATTTTCAATGAGTTATGATTAAATACATATAAAATACAAAATAAATACATAAAAAATTTGGTTCATATGTATTATGTATGTATATTTGTTACCAGATAACAGCATGCAAAGATAAACAAAAGAAATTTTTAAAAAATGGGGAAATCCCTGAAAATATTTAAAACAGATTGCTTATGAAACCGATTAAAGTTGGAGATTATTTAGACCAGAGTCTTACTGATTTGTTAAGTAAGAATACAACATTAAAGGATGCAGCATCTATAGGAGCTGAGACTAATGTAAGTTCGTCTTTGATTTTAAAAGTTAAAAACGGAACATCTAGAGTTACTGAAATGAACAAAAAGGCTATTGATAAGTTGATCATGATTGCTTATCAAAATATAGAGGCAAACGAGAAAGAGGCCAAGAAGAATAAAAGAACATTAAAAACCATCCTAGAAATATAAAATGGAAACTGCGGTATTAATTCCAGAGGGTTATGTTTTAGTTCCCACAGCATGGGCAGAGCGATACTTTAATAGGTCTTTTTGGTCAGATATTAAAGAGCCTACAATAAAGGAGATCTCAGAATACTTAGAAATCAGTGTAGAGAAAATAAAGAAGGACTTAAGAAATATTGATTGTCCGCTTAGAAGATCGCACAAAGGTAAATCCGGGAGAGGAAATCAGAGCAAATTTCACAAGTACTCAGTAGAAGAATACAAAGAGTGGATCAGAAAATAAAATGAGTCGTCTGCGCCACAGGCGACTCGGCAAAAACGAAGTAACAATTAAATTATTACGACATGGCAAAAGTAAAGAAAATTTTGGACAAAGAGATTAAGGGCTTTGAATTTTACAAGCAACTTGATCACAGAGTAAACAGAATGCGTGTTCATGGGATTGTTTGGTTGAGAGGTGGCTATATGATACATGTAAGACCTGATGAATTTAAAGAAATAAATCATTTAGGACAGGTTTCCGGAATAGTTTTAAAGTCGAATCCGGGATATAAGCAGATAAAGAGAATGATCGCTCGCTGGTTCCAAACTTACAGAACAAGTAGAAAATCAATTTTCAAAGATAGAGTATCAACGTTGAGAGAAGTATGTCAGCAGGCTCAGTACAGTTTGAATATCAAAATGATTATGAGAGGCCGAATTTCATTTAACCATTATTTTACAGCATCATGAGAACCTTACTATTAACAATGCGTTGGTTCGGCCAACAGTACATGTACTTCGTAGAATACTTAATAAAATATCACTAATAATCATGGATTTACAAGGACGTAAAAGTAATATCTACTTTGATAAAACAGGCAAACAGATACTAGGAGGTGATTTACTACAAGTATTCCATTTTAGAACAAGAAGAAAAATCTATTACATGTATCAGATTGTAGTTATTGAAAATACGAACGAATTCCCAGTAATGTCATGTAGATCTATTTATTCTGAAAAGCCACACTATAGACTTTATGTTGTATGTGATAATGAACAAAGGATTTACAAAGATGCTAAGGTGATACATGAGCGAAATTATCAAAGTAAAAGATTGAAAGTAAAACCAAAACAAATCACAGAGATATGAACCTAACAGACTACTTACAAAAGCCAATTTCCGAAAGAAAACAAATTGTAACTGAACCGGTAGGGATTAAAGATCCTCTTTGGCTTGAAAGATTAAAAACCGCTGTTGAAAACTTAAATCCTTTTGCGGTAATGTTTAGTCAGGAACTTATAAACGAATACTGGGCACTTAAAAAAGCATAATCATGGAATATAAAATTGAAAAAATAAAATTATCCACATGCTGCAATTCAGATGTTAGATACAATGGATATGTTGGATTGACTTGTTATGGATGGACTTGTAATAGGTGTGATCGAAAATGTAACATTAAAGAAATTGAAAAAAAAGTAAAAAAGTTATCATGACACATTCAGCAATAATTAAAATAGAAAATCATTCCGGCATATGGTATGTGAATCACAAAAGACTAGGGCATGATCCTCTTTCTGAATTAGAAATATCAGCCTTAAACGAGTTCATCAAAGAGTTTAAACAATCAAATCAATAATCATGAAAAAATTAGAGTTACTGTTTCCTGACAAAAAAAGTCTCCAAAAAGAATATTTGCTGAAGTACAGGGATCAATTTTTAAGTCTCAATAATCTGAAGATTGGAGACGAAATCTCATTGAGCTTTACTTGCAATAATCTAATCGGAAAGCAAATTTATTTAACAAGCAAGATCGCAAAAGGAGTTTTAAAATTAGATGATAATGGTTTTTTGTATGCTGAAAGTTTAGACAATATGCCTTTTTATCGTCACATGGATAATGGATTAAGCGGAAGATCAAAAAGATCATGGGTTCAAAGAACAGAAGTTAAATCAAAATATTTTTTCGGTGATGGATTTATAATCAAATAATAACCAAAGCAAAAATGAAGATATGGATATTCAAGACTACAGCCGGGGGCGGAACAACGCTAATTCCAAACTGGCATTCGAAAAAATTAAACATACTGTTGAGTCTAACCGGATGACAGTATACAATAAAGTCGACGGTGTTAAAAGCACATTAGACATAGCTACAGAGATGGGAGTTTCCATTCATCAGATTTCCGGACGCTTCTCAGAGCTAAAAGCAAAACAGAAAATCTATCAAATTTCCTCAAAAAAGATCGGCAGTAAGTCTTACGCCGTGTACACTAAAACAATTAATTAAAATGGAAAAACAATCTAAAACGCACTTCAGAAAAGTTTACAAGTCTGATCACTTAGGAGTGGCGGATCTTGAAGACTATCTGGAAGAGGGTAGAAGGCTTGTTTTCAAAATACGTGAAGTTAAACAGGAGTTAGGGGTTAGTGTAGCAGGAAAAAAAGGAAACTTCAATATCGCATATTTTGAAGAAAACATAAAGCCACTAGTATTAAATGCAACGAACGCAGCAGTATTGAAAGGGTTCTCCGGATCATCATTCGTTGAAGACTGGAAAGGACTTTTAATTGAGTTATTTATTGACTCCACAGTAAAAATGAAAGGTGATGTAGTGGGAGGTGTTAGAATTGTAAAAAAGCAACCAATAATTGACACTGATCTCACAAACGAAATAAACGCTTGCAAAGAAGTTTCAGAGCTTGCTAAATTATTCGGAAAGATGTCAAAAGAACAGCAACATAGATACAAAGTATTAGTAACTGAACGTAAAAAAGAATTAGAGAATGTTAAGAGTGCATGATTTTTCAAATTATAAGTTCCGTCCTCATGCTATTGGTAAAATTATGAAAGGACTTCCAAAACCTTTAACGCAAAATCAGTCCGAAACATTGGCTGGATTAATGCAAAAAATACATTCTGGAAAAATTACCGATAATCAAATAGTTACTCTTGGTGAACTGATTAAAAAGAGGGATGCAAAGCCTGAATTATCAGATGGGGCAAAAACATATCTAGAAACAATTTTTAAGGAAACGGTTTTTAATAGGAAAAAAGATATTCAAAGTAAGTACCTGGCAAAAGGAATATCTGTTGAAGAGGAAAACATAAATCAGTACAATGAAGTACGAGGGACTTTTTTAATTAAGAATGAGGTTCGATATGAAAACGATTTCTTTTCTGGAGAAATGGATATTGAAGAGGATAACGAAATAATTGATTTTAAAAGTTCATGGGATTATGAAACATTTCCTCTTTTTAATGATGATGTACCGAATGAAGATTACGAATATCAGCTACAGGCTTACATGGACCTAAGGCCCAACGTAAAGAAAGCAAGATTAGTTTATGGACTTGTTGATACTCCAGACGAATTGATTCTTGATGAGAAAAGAAAAACTGGATGGAAACTAGGATTTATAGATGGTCTTCCGGAAGATTTAGATCAGGAAATAACCAATAACATGACTTATGCAGACATTCCCAAAGAAGCAAGAATAAAAGAGTTTATCATTTACCGAGATGAAAAAGTAATTGCCCAAATGAAAAACATGATCATACTGGCAAGAGAATATCTTAACTCACTAAATACAACACTAGCAACACACTTACAATTAATTTAAAAACAATAAAAATGAGCAAAATAATCAATGTACGTCTTGAATTAGACAAAATCGACAAAACAAAAATAGTAGTAGGCGAAAAAGGTAAATATCTAAATATTATCGTTGCCGAGAGAAAAGAAACAGATCAGTACGGTAATACTCACACTGTATATATTCAGCAGACTAAAGAAGAACGGGAGGCTAAAGAAGAAAAAGTTTACATGGGTTCCGGGAAAGAGTTTGAGTTTGAAAACGAGGTTAAAAACTTGGTTCCGGGTTCGGACGATGATAATTTGCCTTTCTAGGAAATGAAAACGTGTAGAACTTGTAATAAATCTAAGCAATTAAATGAATTCTATAAACATCCTGAAATGTTGGATGGATATTTAAGTCAATGCAAAGAGTGTAAGAAGTTATATTCAGCTAAAAGATTAAATAAGTTATCAGAAAACATTGATTGGTTGGAGAAAGAAAGAAGAAGAGGGAGAGAAAAATACGTTAGGTTAAATTATAAAGAAAGAAAGCCAATTAAGGCAAACAAGAAGAAAGCTATTTTAACCTATAAGTTGAAATTTCCAGAGAAGCAAATAGCTAAAAATATTTCTCAAAGAATTCCACGTAAGAATGGCAATCAATTACATCACTGGAATTATAATAGAGATTTCGCAAATGACGTAATTGAGCTTTCTATTTCAGATCATAGTCTTTTGCATAGGTATATAATCTACGATAAGGTATTGCATCTATACAGAGATTTATCTGGAAACCTTCTTTTAACAAAAGAAAGCCATATTGAATTATTGCAAAAAATAAAAAGCTGAGAATAAAAATAACGCAGCATGAAAGAAAAAGACGGATACTGGTCAGGCCGTGATTCCAACGGCCTATTTAAGTGGAATGAAAAAAGATTAATCAGATTAGAAACCGACAAAAAGAAAACCAATGAAAAACCCAAAACCAATCCCAGAAATAGAGGCAATTAAAGCAAGCCTGTGTAAAGAATTTGGCTATTTGCCCGGCGATAAAATCCCAAATAGCAAAGTTTCAATAGAATTAGGAAAAATTGACGCAACTGCCACACTTATATACGCTAAAACTCTTAATCGTAAAGCAAGGTTTGCTAAACAAGGAGAATGTCAGCATACTATTGAGCTGGAAAAAGAAAGAGCAAAAAATCCAAAACCCGAAAAGATAGGCATTGGTCTATTGAATGTTAAAGAAGCCGCCAAAGCACTTGGAATTACAACGAAAAACCTTCATCATATCAAACGAATAGGTGAAATTGAATCCACGAAAATAGGAGGCAGGTTTTTCTTTAAGCCTGAAGAAGTTGAAAGATTGAAGATACAAAGAGCTATTGATAAGCTTTAAAAAAAACTACCATATGAAATTAATTGAGCTTTTTTCAGGCATCGGAGGCTTTACGAAGGGGTTTATAGATGCTGGATATAAAATTGAAGAGCATTATTTCGCTGAAATAGACAAACACGCAATCGCAAACTACAAATACAATTTTCCAAATGCAAAATACATCGGTTCAGTTACAGATATTTCCGGAAGAGACTTTACAGGAATTGACATTATCACTTTCGGATCGCCTTGCCAAGATTTCAGCCTTGCTGGAAAAAGAGAAGGGATGGACGGTAAAAGAAGTGTTCTTATCCTCGAAGCAATTCGATTGGTTACTGAGCTCAGACCATCTGTGTTTATCTGGGAAAATGTTAAAGGAGCTTTCTCCTCAAACTCTGGCGCAGACTTTTGGGCAATTCTCCAAGCCTTTGCCAACATTGGGGGTTATAGACTTGAATGGCAACTGCTTAACACAAAGTGGTTTTTACCCCAAAATAGAGAGCGGATATACCTTGTCGGACATCTTGCAGGACGAAGTAAGGCAGGAATATTTCCTATCTCAGAAGACAATTGCGGGATTAATGAAGGGGCAATCGAAGCCAGAAGTATTCGAACATTAACAGCGGGAGGCAATTCTGGCTGTTTACATTCTTCAATGACATTAATATGCGATTCTGGAAAATCCAGACAACTTGAAAAAAGAGAAATTATGCCTCCATTGAGAGCAAATACCGGCGCAGGACATGGTAATTATGTAGTGGGAACTTGGAGAGATTACAAAGGAGAAGTAGGAATAATAGGAAATGAAGAAAAAAGCATCCGGAGACTTACTGAAATTGAATGTGAACGTCTTCAAGGATTCCCTGATAATTGGACTGAATACGGAAATTATGACGGAACTGTCAAAAAAACACCAAAAACCCAACGTTACAAAATGTTAGGCAACGCTGTTACAGTTCGTGTTGTTGAAGAAATTGCAAAAAGAATTGAACTAGATAAAAACTAGATAAACTACCATGCATTAGTGATGTTTTAGCATGGGTACCGATTTGAAAATTACAAAGAATTAAAATGAAGATATGCCTAATAGAATATTACGAGACTGGACATACTCCGACTCAGTAGACAAAATATCATTTCAGGCAGAAGTTCTTTTTACGCGTTTGATCATGAAAGCCGATGACTACGGTTCATATTTCGCAAAACCAAAATTGATAAATGGAAATTGTTTTCCGCTAAAAGATATTAGAGAATCCGACATTTCCCGTTGGCTACAAGAGTTAGCTTCAGCCGGACTGATCGTGTTCTATACAGCCGAGAACAAAGAGTACTTAAATATTATCAATTTCAACCAAAGATTGCGATCTATGAAGAAATGTTTTCCGCAAGTACCTGAAAATGTGATAGAAGAATATTCGCGCGCGTCTTGTCAGCAATTTGACCGCGACTTGACAGCGAGTTGTCCGCCTGAAGTAGAAACAGAAACAGAAGTAGAAACAGAAACAGAAGGGGAAGGAGAAAAAAAAGACCCCACCCAACTTTTTGAAGAAAATGAGTTTACAGGTTTTTTTGATCGATTCGGAGAAGATAAAGCAACAGTTATTTCTACCATGTTAAAAGCTGAAGCAAAAGAAAGAAAAAAAGTTGCGGAAAAAAAAGAAAGCGAAATAATCAATTATTTCCACGAAAAATGTAAAAACCTTCCGAGAGTACAAGTGTTAAGCGATAAGCGAAAAACGAGCATAAAAATGCGCTTAAAAGACCACGGAGAAGAAAAGGTCTTGAAAGTTATTGAGATGGCTGCAGAATCCAAATTTCTTTCCGGTGATAATCATAAAAACTGGACTGCGGATTTTGACTGGATCTTTAACCCTACAAATTTCATAAAGATCATGGAAGGAAATTACAAAAACCGAGAGTATAACGTAAATGCTAACAATAATGGAAGTTCACAAGCAAGAAGAAGGTAAATATTTGCCTCCAAGAAAAAGTGCAGCAATTGACGCTATGTTGAAGATTAATCCGGATCACCCGATTGCAAAGAAGTATCTGGAAGATTTTGAAAAGTACGGCAAAGCATTTACTGAATTTGTGAATGAGAATAAGCCGAAAGAGGAATTTGTAAAGCCGGATTTAAAACCAATCGACCCAGAGTATTTCTATGGAGCATTTGTTGAAAATTACAAATTTGTTGCCGTTAAAGAATTTGACGAATCACTAAACAATTTTGAATCAAGAAAGCTAGCAAGAACGTTAGTTTCATATTTTATCGGTAACAAAAGCTTTTATAAATCGCCACTTTTATGCAAAAATCATGACGGAACATTTAAAAGTTCACCTGATCTGAACAAAGGGCTAATGATAATTGGCTCATACGGCATCGGTAAAACTTCAATAATTGAGACGTTTCACAACATTTTTAAATACGCCAGAGATAATGCTTTCCGGATTAGAAATAAAGCTGGTGAATTTGAGCAATTACGCTGGTATGAAATATACTTTTCATTCTGTACAACCAACGATGTTGTGAGCGAATTTGAAGGTATTAAAAGAAGTGAACATTCAGATGAAGATTATGTCTGGGATCAGTTCTGGAAAAAACACTCAAAAGGGTTTAGGTATTATGATGATGTAATGACTGAGAAGGTAGCAAGTAACTTCGGTAAGGTAGAGTTATTCAAGCAAATCTTTGAAAAAAGATATTCCAACCGGGCAAAGACTATTATCAGTTTAAACTACGAAGGTGATAGTATAGATTCTACTTTAGAGGCTTTTGCTAAGCGTTATGGAGAACGTAATTACGATCGCCTGTTTGAAATGTACAATATAATCGAACTCAAAGGAGAATCACTACGAAAATGAAAACAAAAGTTAATCGTACACCAACGGATTTGATTGATGATTTAAGAATTTACTGCTTCAGGCTACGGGAAAAAGGATTGTCCTTACATAGAATTGCTATGAAGATCGGAAGAGATCATACAACAGTTATTTTTCACTTAAAAAAATACAATGATCTTTCCATGTTTGATCGAAAATTTAAAACAAGAATTAAAGAGTTTGAAGAAAATGAATTCATCAAAAAATATGAGGCCTTTAAAAAGAGATTCTGCAGTAATGTCGTTTGTTGAATCCCAAAAGCCAAAGAAGCCTGTAAAGACTGTGGGTGAAATGTATAATGAGATAAAGCGAAACGAATTTAAATCAGCTTCTGAAAATGGTAATCTTTACCGTTAATGGTTTGTGAAAATTCTTTCTCCTCTTTGAACCGATCTGAATACCAACGATCAGAATTACAATCAGGTTCAATCTTCTTTAAAGTAGCGTGAAATGCCTTAAAATTCGTGTCGATAATAACAACACGATTGTTTAAACAGCACGAAAAAAGCTTACTAATTCTCTCATTCATTTGACAAATATACAAAATAAGCACATAAAATGGAAAAATGTTTTGCATTTCCAATATAAGTGCTTATATTTGAAAAAGCAAAAACGATAACAATTAAAATTACAACGTCATGATGGGAGATTTATTTAAATCAGTTAATCCGTATCAAAATATATTATGGGATTATGATAAAATTAAGAAAGCGTATCAGGATTTTTATTTTGGAAATATAGAAAATATTGTCGAAGGTATAGAAGAAAGTATAATTAAGTACAGCAATCTTTGCCCTAAAAATTTATATGCAAAAGATGAACAGGAAAATAGATTGAATATTTTAAGAAGGCTATTGGTAGATTTTAAAACTGATATGTTAAGCGAATCTCATGGTTAGTTTTTCCGGGTGGCGTTTTGATCCATCATGTCGCCCGGGTTTTTTCGAAAAATTAAAATCAAAAATATTATGAGTGACAATATCCAAAAATTAGGAAATGAACCAACAAATCCAACATATTTCAAAGATGGAGAAATAAACGGATGTGGTTTAACAAAACGAGAATACTTTGCTGGGTTATTATTACAGGGGTTTATTGCAAATTCTAGTATGTGCCCCTTTATTGAGCAAGGAGACAGGAAAATATTAGCACAAGAGGCTGTAATAATGTCTGATGAACTATTAAAAGCGTTGGAAAATGAAAACTAAATACATTAAAGTATCCGTATCGGATCGGCTACCTGATAAATATGGGATAACGTGAGTTATTGATAATAAGGGTGAATTTAAAACAACTGAGTTTTTAGGAACTACGAATGAAGAAATTTTTAGAGTAAAATATGACTACTGGCTTAAGGAAGTTCCAGACTATGAGGATGAGATGAAGGAGATGATCATAGAGTTAATTTCAGAATTAGATCCTGCAACACTTTGCGGAAATTATCAGGAAGCAATCGACAAAGCTAAATCCCTTTTAACCAAACTAAAAACAGAATCATGAGAGAAATAAAATTTAGAGGTCAAAGGCTACATACTGAAGAATGGGTTTATGGGTATTATAACAAAGCTCTTACGCCTGCTAGGTATGGAGATATACTTACTCAACACAGAATAAATTTAATAGGAATTGAAAATTACTTTGTAATTCCAGAAACAGTCGGCCAGTACACCGGACTCAAAGACAAAAACGGAGTAGAGATATATGAGGGGGATATTGTCAATTTCCACATTTTCACACAAGAATTAGGTATTAATTACGGTGTTTCAGAAGGCGAAAAAGAATTTAAAGGCTACATCTGCTTTGAAGAATTAGGTTTAGCATTTAAACAATCAGAAGAAGATGAAGAGTGGTTTTATCTGGTGTATTCTCCAGGTATGATACATGAAGAGTCTTTTGAAGTCATCGGCAACATTTACTCCAATCCGGAGCTACTAAAATAACGGAACCCGGACCGTATTCTTCCGGGAAAAATCAAAATAAAAATCAGTGCAAAAAAAGTTCGTAAAAAAGAGCGAACGCACCCGTCTTATGTCAAATTTAAAAAATATAACAATGGAAAAAGATCAAAGAATTCATGTAGTAAACGAGATTATTAAAGAGATAGCATCTCGAGGGAGGAAATTTTTCTCCGGTAAATATGGAGTGGCGGAACTTATAACACATAATGGACGTCTGTACATGAAAAGTGAACACACAGGATGCAACTTGTGTTTAAGTACAAAGTTTGGCTATCAACCCAAAGGATGGACGCATGGTGGTACATTATGGGGATTGACAAAGGATTTTAAAGAGTTTATTCAATCTGGGAATAAATCGAATGGTGAAAATGGTTATGGAGGCTTATTTTGTCCTCATTGGGGTTATTCGGAAGCTGATATGAAAGCTATTCAAGAAAAAGCAAAATCACTTAATTATTTGTAGCCATGAGTCAAAAGCAACGCATATTTGATGAGTATGCGAAAAGTCAAGGATATGCAGACTGGGAGTCAATTATTTTTGAATTTGAAATTCATCTGTCGAATGCTGACGAATTAAACCTTCACATTTTCGCTGCCTGCGATCTAGTCCAGGAGGACCAGCAGAAGAGAATAGCGGAGAAGGCTTTAGTGAAATTCGATTATATAGGATTAAATAAAACAGGCGCTACAATGTCTCAAAAATATTTTGCAGGACCTGGAATGAGACAATACACTGCAGACAAAGACTCAATAATTAACCCTGAAAACAAAATACAATAAGTATGAAACCTTTTAGAATAACGAATGAAAGCACCAACCGAAAGTATAAAATGAATATTGATAAAATTAAATACCAAATTAATGCTTTACAAAACGGGAGTCACTTTAATTATGGTAATCATTTAACTTATTCTAAGAAAACAGGTAATGAAATGTTTATCAAGCTTCAGGAAGCAGGAGTTAATTGTACTAAAAGGCTGTCAAAATATAAAGAAAATGCTATTGATATTATTTTCAATGATGTGCCTTATAAATCAAATTAATTAAAAAATATGAAAGAACTAGAAGAACTAACCCGTGAGATCAGAGAGGAAGTTTGCAAATGTTGTGAAAAAGATGAAATGGGAAATTGGATTCATGAGCCATGTTGTAACAATGGATTATGCGAAGCTGAAACAACAGCTGAAACAGAGACCTTATCATGGTGTAAGCATTGTGGAGGACAGATGTTTAAAGATAATGGTTGTTGGTTTCATCATGAACAGGAAGAAATACCGTACAAGGATAGGCAACCACATTTAGGAATTTGATTAACCACTAAAAAACAAAACAATGAATAAAGAAGAAATAGAAAAATACGTAAAAGACTGGATGGATGGTCATGAACCTGATACCTTCATTCAAAATGAGCATGGTGTATACCTTTATTCTGCCGGGCCGGTTTCGATAAACTTAAAACTATTTTTTGAATCCTTACTAGAGGATTTCGTAGAGGATAAGTTTCCTGAATCCGAATACATCAACAAAGCAACTTTAACTCAAAAACAATAATACAATGGAAAACAAAAAAATTAAATGTTACACAATTTCAATAGGAGAAGATAGTAAACTCATTGATCCAGATATTCAAAATATATTAGATATTGTTCAAATTGAATTAGAAGAAAACTGCACAGAAGCGGACCCTTTAAACTTTGACTTTGGAGTAGTGTACTTAACTCAGGATGAAATTGATAATCTGCCTTAGAATCCTTCATTTCCGCCATAGAATCGAAAAATTACCATTGGGGAGAGAATCCGGTGAAATTAATCGAAAGAGGTGAAGCGCCTGAGCACGAAAGAGTGAAAAATCAAAATGAATGGCAGGAAACCGAATCTAGGACCTTCAACCCATTAAAATGTATAATCTTTGAAATTGTTTAATTATGAAAATAACATTTAAAAATTACTGGATAATAGAGAGCCCATCAGGGTGGTTGATACCGCAATCAATGAGGTATGGAAAGAAATACTGTATTGATGCATGGCTGGAGAAAACTATGACTTGGCAGGAAGCAAAAAAGCTAGGGTGGAAATGTTTAAAAGTAAATGTGAACTTTGAAATACTGTAAAGATGAATCATAAATTTAAATTGGAATTTTCAATAGAAAAACCAAATAAAAAATTATTGGAT